GCCTACAGACATTGATTTCACACAGTTACAGAACTACGAAAAAGAGGACAATACCACAGGTTCTCAAGAACTAGCATGTGTTGGCAATGTATGTGAGCTTGTTGATACACAAAAGTTCCCATCTTAGAAGAATTACCTATGGAAAAAGACAATGATTTGGTCTTACCAAAGACCGTAGTTGAACTCATTGAGTTGCTAAACAAAATATATCCAGAGAAAACTCCAGATTTGGAAGACACTCCCAAGGATATTTATTTCAAAGCAGGTCAACGAGACGTAGTTAGATTCATTAATTATCTCAAACAACGTTCTGATAAGGAGAATATTTTATAATGTGTTTAGGAATGAGAACAAGTAGTCCAACAGTCTACAGAAGACCCAATCCTCAAGACATCTACTACAACGGAAATATTTATGACCCTAAACCTCAGTCTGTCATTGATGCAGAAAATCAAGCTAAGGCTAAAGACTTAGCAAAAACTACCATGAGACGTGGTGGAGACGGAGAGGGTAAGAAACGAAGAGACGAATTACTTAACCAGTCCAATACAGGACTACAAATCACATAAGGAGGAAACAGATATGTGCATGGGAGGAAGAAGTGACCCACCAGCTCCAGCTCCAGCTCCTGAGCCAATTCCACAACCTGTAATTAACGCATCTCCAATAGGAGATAACTTAGCGCCAGATTTACAGATTGCTGACGAAGCAATGGATGAAGAGGCTCTAAAGAGACGGAAAAGAAGAAGAGGGACAACACAACTAAACACTAAACTATCGTCTGGTCTTAACATACCAGCTACATCATCAGGGATTAACGTAGCCTAATGTGTGGCATGGGAGGCGGAGGCGGCGGCGGCATGGGCGGCGGCGGCTTAGGAGGCGGTGGTCTCGGTTTTGGAGGCTTAGACTTTGGCATTGGAAACATTGGAACAGGATTATCTATGGGTGGAGGCGGAGACGGTTTAGTTTCAGCGCCTGTCGACTCATTAACAAAACCTATTGACCCAAATGATATTACTACAGAAGGCGATAAAAAGTTCTTAGGTAGTAAACCGGGATTTAGTGAAAAGAAAATGCAAGCTCTCGCAAATAGGTCTGGTAAATCAAGTTTGTATATTAGTTAATGAATGAAGAACAACTTACGAAACAACATACTGCAAAAGAACGTTACGAGAAATTAAGAGAGAAGAGAGAACAATATTTAGATAGAGCCAGAGAATGTTCTGAGCTTACTATTCCTGCCCTAATACCAGAAGATGGTTTTTCCCACACATCAGAATTATACACTCCATTTCAGTCAGTAGGTGCTAGAGGTGTAAACAATCTTGCATCAAAATTATTACTATTATTATTACCACCTAACTCTCCATTCTTTAGATTGAGTGTAAGTGGTAAAGCTAAAGAACAATTAGGCGAACAAAAGGAATTAACAGCAGAAGTAGAGAAGTCACTACAAAGAATAGAAAAGGAAGTGCAAAACAAGATTGAAGAGTTAGCACTTCGTACATCTGTCTTTGAGGCAATCAAACATTTAATAGTTGGTGGTAATGTTCTGACTTACTTACCAAAGAATGGTCACATGAAAGTGTTTCCACTTACACAGTTTGTATGCACTAGAGATAGTGAAGGAGAACTTTTAGAAATAGTTATCAAGGAAAGTATTACTCCACTTAGTCTTGATGTCGATGTTAGAGCTCAGGTCATAAGTGACCCAGATTACAAAGAGGATGAAGAGTGCGAACTGTACACACACATCTACAAATTAGACACAAACAAATTTTATATATGCCAAGAAGTACATGGCATTAAGATACCGGGTTCTATAGGAACTTTTGCAGCTGATGCTTTGCCTTATCAATGCTTACGAATGGTAAGAGTAGATGGGGAAGATTATGGTAGAGGTTATGTAGAAGAGTTCTTAGGAGATTTAAAATCTTTAGAAGGTTTATCACAAGCCTTAGTAGAAAGTGCGGCTGCATCTAGCAAAGTCGTCTTTATGATTAGACCAAACTCTGTCACAAAGAAAAGAGACTTAGCACTTACTCGTAATGGAGACATCATTACAGGAAGCAGAGATGATGTAACAGTTTTACAAACTGACAAACAGTATGACTTAAGAGTAGTTCAAGAAAGTATAAGAGCATTGGAAGATAGAATGTCTTTTGCATTCTTACTACACACTGCAATACAAAGAGATGCAGAGAGAGTTACAGCACAAGAGATAAGATTTATGGCTGAACAACTTGAGACTTCTATGGGAGGTATTTACTCCTTGTTGTCTTTAGAGTTTCAATTGCCATTAGTAAAAATATTGATGAAGAGGATGTCTCAATCAAAAGAGATACCTTCTTTGCCAAAGGGGACAGTAAAGCCAACGATTATCACAGGTATAGAAGCCTTGGGTCGTGGGAATGATTTACAAAAACTAAGAGAGTTCATCGCTGAGTTTGTAAACCTAGCGCAAGTCAACCCTCAGATTGTTCAACAACTGAACCCTAACGATTTAATTAAAAGAATTGCAACAGGTCTAGGAATTGAAACTGACGGATTGATTAAATCTGAAGAACAAATGCAAGCAGAAATGATGGCTCAACAAGACCAAATGATGCAAGAGCAAATGATGGGCGCGGCAACAGATGCTGCTGCTAAGTCAGTGCCAAACATCGCTAACAACATAACCAAAGGAATGATGAATGGTAGACCAAGTGGAAATTAAAGAAGCAGAAACCACTGCTGAGAAACCTGAAGAACAGGTTGAACAGAGTAAGCCAGAAGGCTTACCAGAGAAGTTTAATTCAGTTGAAGACTTAGCAAAGTCTTATGCTGAGTTAGAGAAGAAGTTAGGAGATTCAAAGCCTCAAGAAACTCCTCAACCAAAACAAGAAGAGGCAAAGAGTGACGATTTGGAAATTGCAAATAAAGCAGCAGAGAGTGCTGGTTTAAACATGCAAGACTTGCAATCTGAGTTTGATAGTTCTGGCGAATTAAAAGCAGAGAGTTATCAAGCATTAGAGAAGGCTGGTATTCCAAAAGAATATGTTGACCAATTTATAGCTGGTCAACTTGCTATGCGTGACAACTTAGTCAATGACGTCAAAGGTGTCGCTGGTGGAGATGAAGCTTATGCAGAAATGATGCAATGGGCTTCTGATAATTTATCAGAGACTGAGAAGAGTGCATACAACAACGCTGTTAATAGTAATGATATAGAGAGCATCAAGCTTGCTGTTAATGGATTAAAAGCTAGGTATGAAACTGCTAACGGAATAGAGCCTACACTTGCAAAAGGTAAAGCTAGTCCGTCAACAGAAGGGGGATACCGTTCATGGGCTGAAGTTACAGAAGCCATGGCTGACCCTCGTTACCAAAAAGACATCGCCTACCAAGATGATGTTAAGCGGAAAATCCAAAACAGTAATCTTTGATGAATGTTACAGGTACTAGATTTATTTTCTGGGATAGGAGGATTTTCTCTTGGACTAGAAACAACAGGACATTTTCAAACAACTCAGTTTGTGGAGAAGGATGCTTGGTGTCAAAAGATACTAGCAAAGAACTTCCCGGGAGTTCCAATACATGACGACATCAAAACCTTCAAAGGTAGAAAAGCAGATATTGTCTGTGGTGGATTTCCTTGCCAACCGTTCTCAGTTGCAGGCAAACAAAAAGCCACCGATGACGACAGACATCTCTGGCCAGAAATGTTTAGAGTTATTAAAGAAGCTCAACCTGAATGGGTCATTGGCGAAAATGTCAAAAACTTTATTAGCGTCTCAGAAGGCATGGTATTCGAACAAACGTGTCTTGACTTGGAAAGCGAAGGTTACGAAGTCCAGACGTTTAGTATTCCAGCTGCAGGTGTCAATGCCCCACACCAAAGATACAGAGTGTGGATTATCGGACACAAACCTGCAAATGTATCCAACAGCCACAGCATCGAACAGTATGGAGATAAATATGCCAGTGGATTACATATCAGAGAACAGTCAGGGTTACACAGTAACTCGCAAGAAGAGTGGAACAAAGTTCGGAGCGAAACTGAACGATGTAGTGAGGTATCTGGAAGCAAAGAAAACTTGGTCAACACCAACAGCATTCGATGCAAACACGATAAAGACACCGAGGAAGAAGAATCCTTCTGGTGGGCAGAAACCTCCACTCAGTCAGGAGGTTCTGATGTGGCCTACGCCTACGACAGGCGATGGGTCAACGGAGAATCTAGACCCGTGGTTGAAACGCAGAGAGAGAAAACTCAAGGAGGGCATCAATCTTCACAAACCTTTACGAATAGCAGTGAAGATGCATCCAACTCCTCTGTCGAGAGACTACAAAGACACCCTAAGCATGAAACCATCGAAACGGAGATACCTCATAGACTCAGTTCGAGAAGACTTAACATCGAAGGTCAATGGCACTTTGAACCCAATGTGGGTCGAGTGGCTAATGGGATACCCAATAGGGTGGACAGACTTAAGGGACTAGGGAACGCAATCGTTCCACAAATCTCATACCAACTAGGTATGGCAATTTTATCAACTTATAACAAGGAGGCTTAATGGCTAAGAGACCGGGACTATACGAAAACATCCACCGCAAGCGTAGAAGAATAAAAGCTGGTAGTGGAGAGAAGATGCGGAAGCCGGGTAGCAAAGGCGCACCCACTGCTGCAAATTTTAAAAGAGCTGCAAAGACAGCTAAGAAGAGGAGATAGTTATGAAAACTAGAAAACCTAAAAACAAAAAGTTAGCTGCTATGTATGGCAATAAAAATAAAATCACTCGTGGAGATATTATTGCTGCTGCTAAAAAGCGTAAAAACAAAAGGGCGTAATGGTCGCTAAGAAATACCAAAACCCTTCTGGTGGTTTAAATGCCGCTGGAAGACGGTATTTCAAAAGCAAAGGACATAATTTAAAAAGACCTGTCACAGGAAAACCAAAAAAAGGTTCTAAAGCTGCAGGTCGTAAAAAGAGTTTCTGTGCGAGAATGAGTGGAGTAAAAGGGCCTATGCGTAAGAATGGTAAGCCTACACGCAAAGCACTCGCACTTCGTAAATGGAACTGTTAGTTGTGCAACCTTTATAGGTGGCAACTGCTAAAACATAACCAAGCAAATGCTTGACCCTCTGAGGAGGACAATCTTGTTAAGAGCTGAACTTATGTGGAGGCTTTCATTTAACAACAATCCAACCAAAGGAGAATAACATGGCAAACGCAAGCCCTGTAAGTGTGGGACGCGTCAATGCTGCTGGTTCGGAAGATGCATTGTTTCT